GTTCTGGAAGTTGCCGAACACATTGAAGCCGGCCGACAGGATATTGGCGTACTGGGTCTGCGACAGCGGCTCTGGGGCGATACCTACCAGTGTCTTGTGCGCCACTGTGAAGAAGCTCCCGGCGAGTCCGGTATTAAGGCCCATCTCCACGCCCATCAACGCCACAGCCGCATAGACATTGTTCGGGAACAATCCGCCCTGCGTCGTGCCGTACTGGCCAAGTACGCGCAGCGACAGCGTTTGCAATTGCAGAGCTACATTGTTCGCAGTGCCAGCTGGAATGCCGACCGAATTCGAATACGGGTAGTAGCGCGTGCTCTGCCACAGCGGGTCGGCCCACTCGCTGATGGCGATGTTGTCTGCGTCAGCGGGCGCGTTCACCGTGAGCCCGTACCACGCGCCGCTGGCGATCCGGCACGCCGTGGCGGCCTGCAGCAGCGACTCGCCGATGGCGGTGATGTCCACCTTCAGGCCGTTTCCGGTGGATGGCGAGATCGCCGTGCACGTCAGACCGTTGGCCATGCTGTAGCCGGTGCCCTGCGTCGGCACGCTGAACGTCAGGATCTGCCCCGTCGAGCCGACCGTGAGCGCCTGGCCCACGCCGTAGTTGGCGCTGCCCTGCACGATGTTGAACTGGTCGCCGACGTCGAAGCCCTCGCCGACGTAGCCCACGCTCGTCTGCGCGGTGGTGACGGTGGTGGTGGCTGGCGCCGCCAGTACGGCGACGGTGCCGCTGGTGACCGACGCGACGGTCGTTACCAGTGCGGCCCCTGCCACTCCGGCTCCGGCCACGATGACCGGGGTTCCGACGTCGCCGGACACGAAGGCGGCGGTGGCGGAGGTGAGGAACGTCGGGTTGGTGACGCTGGACATCGCGCCGTCGTTCACGGTGCGCCCGTCCAGGACGACGGTGCCTATGGCGGTGAGGTCCTGCCGACCGACAGCGAACTGGGCCGCCGCAGGGCTCTGCGAGAAGTAGATCTGTGCCGCAATGTACTCTGGTGAACTGGTTGTGAATCCGGCAAGTTGCATGGCCGACGTGCTGGTGAACAACTGCACGCGGCTGTTGGCTCCGTACGAAGGAATGATGGTGCTCGGTCCTACGAACAATCCTACGTTGAAAGAGTTGACGGCTGGTGCTGTGGGAGACACCGTAACCGTGATGTCAATGATGTTGGATAGCGCCAGAGGCGGCGTAACGGCCATGGTTCTCCTTTATTCGTTCGTTGTTACGTCGGCCAGCAGGCCGTCTTCTGTGAATACCTTGTTTTCAACGCTTATAACAGCGCCGTCGGATATGGTCTCTGTGATTTGCTCATACATGACTACGCTGAAGTCGGACCGATCGAACCACTGTGCATTTGTTTGTTCAGGGATGCGCGTCGGTTCGGCGAAGTCGGACACTGGATAAAGCTGCTGCAACGAAAGCAGGTCGTTGAAGTAATCCATGAAGAATGCGGAGTGGATGGCGCGTGCTCGGTCCGTGCTGTTCGGCCCATACAGCACCCAGTTGACACGCCAGCCGCGTGTGTACATCCATGTCTCGACCACTGGCCCAGTACCAGAGAATGTCCGATCTCTTACCAGCCGGTAGTCCACGTTCTCTGGCACGCAGCTGATGAAGCAGACGTCAACATCTGGACGAGCGATGAATGGCTGCCCCTCGGTCTGCCAGTCCACACGCACCACGCTGTAATCCGGTGGGTTGATGCCAATCATGCCGCACGTCATAGGCTGTATGATGGCGTTGATTTGCGCCACCGTAAGTGCGCTGGAAACAAGTGTTTGACCATTGGGATAGGGCGTAGAAGTCGGCACTAGGCGGCGTCCATTCTGCGGGCCAAGGCTTTGAAGTACCCGCCCCCTGGATCTCTGTAGACCGAGATCACTCGGTACTGCTCATGCTCATACTGCAAGATGTCGCTGGCCGCCGCGCCTACGTAGGCCGTGAATGGCCACGTGATGTAGAGCGTGCCGACGACGGAATTCGTGAATGTAAGTACGTTGCCGACTATCATGTAGTCGATGCCAGGAATCTGCAGCAAACCGTTGACGTACACGGTGGCGGTGTCTTCAGGCGGTACTTCTGATAGTGTGTAGGTAGTACCAGAACCAGCTGGAACCTCACCGTGAGTGCTGGGAACCGGAGCAGTTCCGCGCGTTACGTATAAGGCTTGCGTCCACCAGAAAGCACGCACACCTTCTACGCGGTCGGCTTCTGGCAGCATCTGTATTTCTTTCGGAGACAATTGCTGGACTGGACCGAATGCCTGCAGCGGTGTAACTGTTGACTGCACTCCGCCCAGCACCCACGTATCCGTGCTGCGGAATATGGTGAACGGCTTCGGCGCTATCATGTCGGGATCGACGACTACATCGGCTACTGAGATCACAGGTCCATCTTCTCAGCATTCTCCCATTGGTCTGGGTAGGTTCCGTGCGTTTTAACCGCCGATTCTTTGATGGATGGGAGCTCCTCCGCCACCTTGATTCGATCGCTGCCATCGCCGTCTACGCTTATCCCGGCTACGCAGGAATGACCAATATCACCCAGCCATTTGATGAATGAAATGTGGCGCGCCAACCTGTCTACGAAATCTTTGGGACCAGTAATGGTGAGTGTAATAGTAGATTGTTCCTGCGCATCATACCCGCGAATCTTGCTGAGCTTGCGCTGCCGTGCTCCCCAATCCAACATGGCTATTCCTCTCTCACGACCCCTACGATCGCCGCCCTCATCGCCCCGGTGTCGATGCCAGGCACGTCGCTGCCCTTGCGCGCTATCGTCGACTTGGCGTTCGGTTCCCAACCATTCGCTTCGGTGAAGATGCGACGCGCGGCGTTCTGACCAGCGAGCGCGGCGCGCAGCATGAACTTCGCGGCCTTCTCCTTGTCTCCATCCAGGCTTGCTTTGATGGAGGCGTTGAGCTCGCGATTGATGGAGTCCTTGTTGTTCTCAATTGCCGGCTTCAACACCGGGCGCGCTGGCTGCTTATTGATGGGCGAGCCCTTCTCGAAGATAAAAAGTAGCTCGGCGTTGTTGATGTCTTCCTTCGCCGCTTTTGCAAGCTTGGCTTTCTTCTTTTTGGAGGCGGTCTTGCCGGCCATCTCAAGCAACTGCTGCTTACGAGCGTCTTTACCAGCTGCTGGAACCCCTACATAAGCGGCCAGCTTCGTAAGGCCAGCCATGCGCTTCGCCAACGCGGTGGCACCAGACTTACGCGCTACGGTGATGGTGGGTCCTGTCTTAGGCATAAGAATGCCTCAGCCATGTCGAGGCTGAGGCAAGTTCCTTTCGAACTTAGGTTTAGTCGCGTAGTCGGGCTTTACACTCTGAACAAGTGGTTCTATTTGGTGTATTAAAGCTTCTGCAAACTTTTACCCATGGCGCTTTTTCAAAGCGTAGTACATTCTTGCATTCTACCAACGCTGAAGCACGCAGTTTACGCCAGTTTACAGTACTCACCGTTGTGGGGCGTGCTGTGTGTCCATCGCTGGGGTTTAAATGTAGCCACTTTTTACCAAATACTATTACTTTATTGCACTCTACACAGGTTGACTTGCTTACTAAGTAAGTTCCGTTGTCTTCTACAAATTTACCGTCTACAAGTTTACTGCCTATCCTTGCCAGAGCTATTTTTCTGGCGTGTTCAGATGCCTTTGGTACTCCTAGTGCTTTGGTGGTCTTACCGCGCCTACCATTGCCAATATTAATAGAATGTTCTGGCGTAAGCTTTCTACCAAGACCTTTTTTACTTATTCTTCTGCGCGTCTCGTCGCTTAGTTTACTGCCAATACGGGCTGTTCTTATTAACTCAATCGAAGTAGATTTATGATGTTTGCCAAAGAACGGATTACGCCGTCCAGTAGCTACGTTACCACGTTGTGCGATGTTAAAGCCTAGTGGTACGAGACTACCGAGTCGTTCTATCCAGAATGACTCACGACTCCATAAATACTGTTTATCTCCATCGGTAACCGTTTCTAGGACGGCATAGTCCCAATCAGAAAGAGCATCAGACATCAGTAAATGCATTTCGTCTATTTTTCTGAACGCGCGTTTAGCTTCTCTTATGTGATTTAAAAGGCGCTTCTTTAAGGTGGACTCAGTAGCACCAACATATGGTCTACGAGTAGGTCTGTGAACCAGTAAATACACTAAACCAGGCATGCAGCTATTATAGCTCACTAAATGCCCGTAGGACCTACCAAAATAATCCTGGCCCCATGCCGACGACCCTTGCGAACGTGATCAACTGCTGGCCGTATATTGTCAAGTTCCACGACCCCCAGTCGGCTAAAGCTTCCAGTGTGGTGTAGCCAACGCTGACGTCACCAACACTCTTGGACGTTTGCAGTCCGAACGCTAATCCCTGCGACGCGATCTGCGCGCCGTTGAGCGGAGCAGCCTGCAACACCAACTCCTGCGTT